ATCAGGGCTATAGATGGCGTTGTATTTCCCACCGCTTTCCTTGGGCATTACCTCGCGCTTGAGGAAGTCCATCGTTTCCGGCGCGGGCCGGTATGCGACGTTCTTCTTGATTTGCTCCAAAGCCGCCGTCACGTCAGGCGATGTATCGTCAACGGCGCCATCGGTCGCGTAGCCATGGCGCGTGACCGCCCCACCGGACTGGCGTAGGAGTGCCCCGCCTAGCGTGCCGCCAAACAACCCACCCAGCGCCGTGCCAATACCGGGGATCATGCTGCCGATAGTCGCGCCGGCCAAAGAACCGATAGCCGCACCGCTGCCTTTTCCGCCCCCGCCGCCGCCACCACCTGATGCGGTCGCGAGCTTGGCCGTCGGCTTTTCGTCAGGGATGTTGATGCCCTTGCCGGGAGGCGCATACAGACCGAGCGGCGCGTCGTCGTCTTCTTCGCCAACCGATCCACCGTCAGCCTTGAAGATCGAGCCAAGCAACTCCGGGTCGATCTTGTCCCATGCCTCTTTCGTCATGTCGGCGGTGTCTTTGCCGTCAAACAGCTTGCCTAGCCCTTCCGCGCCCTTCTCCCCAAGCTTCCACATGGTTTCGATGGTGTTGGCCGCAGCGCCGGCAGTTTGCAAAGCATTCGGCCGCTCACGCGGAAGCGCCGGCAAAGCCAATCCGCCCTTGGGAGCCTGCAACGTGTGCTTGATGCGATCGCCGGCACCCGACGCCCCGGACCATGGCGCGTTGGCATACATGGCCGCTTGTGCCTTGGCCAAGTCGGTTCCGCTCATGCCCAGCATGTTGATGTAGTCCGCCGCGCTTCCGCCATCGGCAAAGCCCACGCGGCCGCCGCTCGCAAAGCCGGAGGATGACGGACCCTTGCCAGACGCTTGCGGCATCTTGCCAGACGATTGCGGCATACCGTAGCTGCCACCGTATTGCCCGGCGCCCATGGTCGGGGCTGAGTAGAAACCGAAGTCGTTGCGGGTTGGTTCGGTGGACTGCGACTGAGAACCGCCCCACGGCTGATACGTGAGCGGGGTTTGACGCTCGTAAGGCGCACGATAGACCGGCGCGGCGGGTTCGGCCGCCGACGTGACCGCCGCCAAGGCTTGCGCGATCTGCGGATACAGGTTGCCGCTACCGTCGCCATCGCCGCCCGTGCTGCCATCCATGCCGCCGGAGCTACTGGCATCAGACCCGCCGAAGCCGCCTTCGCCCATACCGCCCATGCCATCGCCGCCGACGCCGCCGCCTACCTCAAAATGCCCGCGCTTGGCCGCTTTCTCGGTCGCTTTGTCGTAATCGACCGTTTTATACCCGCCCGCCAATCCGACCGCCTCGGGATGCGCGCCTTCAACCTCTTGCGCCATGAGGCCGAGTTGTGGGCGGTTTTCGCCCTTCATGCGGTAGCTGTAAATCTTCTGCCCGTCGAACGTCTCGCCAACCGGCTTGATGTCTTCCTTCAACCGGAGATCGGAGAAAGACGGCTGCGTAGTTTGTGTGGTCGAACCGGACAGCGCGCCCGTTCCCATGGCGATGTTGCCGAGAAACTGCGCCTGCTGATACGGGAAGCCCTGCTGTTGCAAGAACTGGTTATAAAGCGCGGACAGACCGGCTTGGTTGGTCTGTTGCTCCATCTGGCCAGCGCCCATCTGCGCTTGCGCGCCCTGCAAGGCGGTATTCTGCCCTTGCACGCCAAGGCCCGCGTAAGCCTGCCCACCGCCCAGACCCATATTGTAGAGGTTCTGACCCGACGACTGCTGAACTGCCGCTTGCTGCGCCGCCTGGCCGAACAAGCCCTGCGCCGCCTGCTGTTGCATAGCGGCCTGTTGCTGCGCCTGTGTGCCGATGCCTTGCGCCGCCGCCTGCTGCATAGCCGCTTGCTGTTGCGCCTGTGTGCCCACGCCCTGAGCGGCGGATTGCTGCAATCCGGCCTGTTGCGCGCCCATGCCGTAGATGCTTTGGCCCATACCGGCCGCCGCCTGTGCCGCGCCAAGGCCCTGCCCGTATTGCTGTTGACCTAGTGCCGCCGACTGTTGCGCGCCATATTGTTGCGCCACGCGGTTGGCCTGATCGGCGGACAGGTTGATGCCCTGCTGTTGCGTGAACTGGTTTGCGGCCTGTCCGTAGCCGGATTGCAGAATGTTGGCGAGCGTCGCCTGATTGGCGAGGGACTGTTGCCGGCCAAGCTCCGCTTGCGCGATGCCCGCCCGATCGCCGCCAAACGCCCCGGCCCTGATCGCGTCGCCGGTCATGGCGGAACGCTGCTTAGCGTTTTCCTGTTCCTGCAACGCCTGTTGCGATTTTACTACACTGTTGATGTATGGCGACATGAACGGTTGCAACGCATCGCCGCTAAACTGTTGCGCGTTTACGTCGCGCGTGCCGCCGGAGAGATAATCCCCCGCCAGCCCGGCGTATTGCCGCCCGGTATTGACCGCTTGCGGAATGGCCGCAAGAGACCGGGCGTAGATGTCTGACGCGGCGCCAAGGCCCTGCCCAGACGTATTGAGCGACTGGCCATAAAGTTGCCGGCCGGCTTGCGTGCCCGCTGCCGACGTGCCGAGAGACCCGCCGTAAAGATTGCGTCCGATATCCGTGCCTTGTGCCGACGTGCCAAGTGACCCGCCATAGAGCAAGTCGCCAAGCCCGCGAGCGCCACCGATCGTATTGATGGCTTGCTGTTGCAGCGGCGCACCCTGTCGCAATCCTTCGGCGACGATGTTTTGCCCGGTATTGATGGACGGTTGCGCCATGCCTTGCACGGCGTTGACGTTCTGAATGCCGGCCCGCTGCGATCCCGTAAGCGGCGCCACGAACGCGCGCGGGTCCTGCGAGTAGGAAACGAACGGAGTTGACGCGACGTCCTCGGCCCGCGCGTTAATCGAGTTGTATCGCGCCAGAACTTCCGGCGGGATGCTAACCGATTGGCTGGATGTTGAACCCTTACCGCCGGCACCCATTCGTTAAGCCTCCGTCGTTTCGGTGGGTTCCGGCGCCACGGTTCCGGTGCGGGCGTTGTAGAGAAAGAACGCCCCCGCCGGCTTACCAAACTGCCGCTCGTAAAGCCTTACCTTTGCCTCGGTGCGGGCGTTGGACAGCACACCAATGATGAGCGGGATACCGAGCGCGTCTGCGATGCTCTTGGAAAATTCGCACAGCCGCGACGCACGCCCGCCCTTGGCGTGGCGAAAGCCTGGATGAATGAAAATCGCTTTTTCTTCCAGCACCGCATCGTCGGAATACCACATGGGACCCACGCGAAGCAGGATGGCGCCTTCCAGCTGGCCTCCCTTGGGGCCGATGATCCCGACAAGCCCGTGATCCTGATTTAGCGTGGCCCAAATCTCGCCAAGTATCTTGCGATCGTTCGGGTTCACAAAGCCGTTCTCGTCACACGCGGCGCGTGCCAGGTCCATGCAGTCATGGATATCGGTCGGGCCACCAATGCGGACGGTAAGGCTTTCGCTCATGCTCAATCCTTCTTCGGCCCGGGAAGGCCCTTCAACGTCTTGATCGTCTTCGCCCGCATCTTCTTCACAAACGCATCCAGGATTTTATGGCCATGATCCATGTCACCCTTCCCAATATGCGTCACCTCATGCGGCGCTATGACATACTCGCCACCCGCCGCGACAATCGGAACGGGGGGAGACGTAGACCCGCCGTTCGCTTTTCCGACACTTTGAGCGTTATACGGCAAACCTCCCATAAATGGAACAGGCTTAGAGAATATGCCCTTGACAACCTTGAAGCCCGCCATCGTGTTGCCCTCGCCCATAGCCGAGACGATATCCGCCGGCAGGACGTAGCTGCCCGATGGCACATGCATGGGAAGGTGATCGGTGCGGCCTGCTACGTGGCTATGAATGGGGCCGGTATGGAGCTTAGGCGCGTTGGTTGACGGCATCGACGCCTCCAAGTGAATAGGTGACGTTGACGGATTGGCCGGCGCCGGGGACCACGACAAGGCCGGAAGTGAACACCATGCCGGCCGAGTAAATCCCGACCGTCGCGGGCGTAGCGGCAAGAGCGCCGGAAGCCGGCGGGGACGTGACCGAGTTGAAATTGTAAATCACGCCCGCCGCACCCGCCACGACGATGGAGAAGTTGACAAGAAACCCCTCGCCAGTGGCTATCACCGTTGCCGCCGTGACAGTCTGAGACGTGTATTGCCCTTGCGCGCGACGGATGACGGACACGACGGAGTTTGTCGCAAGGACGCCATTCTTCTGCGTCGTGAGCATGTCATCTTGCGATGCCATCAGTATTTTCCATCCGGTTGCACGCGGTAGCGAATGTTGCCAATTCGCCAAAAGCTTCCGGTATCAGCGCTCTCAATTTTGATTGAGACCAGCCGCCCGCGAAACCGTGGCGTGATGTAGGTTGTGCTTTGCGTCATGGCATATGGCCCGTAAACCAATGGCGTTTGGCCCGGGTAATCGCACACCTCGAACGATATAAAGACCTGCGCTGTCTGAGCGCCGTTGAAGTATCCCCATTTCATGTCCGGCCAAATCTGATCCACGAACATCTTTAGGTCGGCATCGTTCAACGTCAGAAACCCGGTGTTGAACACAGACACAATGGCCGATGGGTTGCCCTCCACGTCCACGCCATCGGTAGACGTTTCGTGCTGCACCACATAGCTACCCGTGCCACCCGAAAGCGTGCCCGCCGCTATCGGTGCGCCTAGCACGCTTTCATTGATCCATGCCGTGCGGGTAAGGGAACCGTAGTCCCACTGTCCGATTAGCGTGTTGTATTTGAGATAAATCGTTGGGACGCCGCCCGATCCAATCGTCGGGATATACCAAGAAACCTCCCCAAACCGAGAGTTAGCCGCTATGCGGATGTTGTCCACATAAGCCATGTCTATTTCTTGGAACGCCACGTCCCAAACAGGGCACGGGATTGGCTCCGGCCCGTTCTGCCCGAACCGATAGAACTGAGACTGGCCCATCCAGTAGACAACGCCGCTCATGGACGTTGCCGCTTTGCGCCCGATCAAGCCAACGCCATTGCCCAACTCATTGAACTGGTAGACGTAGGGCAACCCCACGTATTGCATGGCCCATAAGCCGAGGTCCGTCCAGATGAGGGTTTGTTGCGCCGCTTGGATGCACTGGACGATGCGGGACCCTTTGGGAATGCGGTAGGACCCGGCCTGATTGCTGACCGTGCCAATCCACACATCGAAATTGTTTACGTCGCACCAGCGAATGAGCAACGGGTCATGAATGCTCGTAAACGTCGTGCCCCACGCGATAATCTGCCGCTGCGGCATGGCGACGATAATGCCGTGGTTGGTGATCGGCGCGGCCTGAATGACGATCGCAGTCGTATCGCCCGACGTGGGGGACCAATAGTAGATGGCGCCATTGAACGGGTTGGCGACCAGGATTTCGCCCCAATTATCAAGGCACCAATCATCGGCCGTGATCGACGTTGCGGTCGTCGTGATGGTGGACCCGGAACCATACCCGCCGGAACCATACCCGCCCGCGCCGTAGCCCGTGCCGGCAGGGATCAGCCCCGGCGTGGCATAGAACACAAACCGCGCGTCGCCACCGTTCACAAATCCCGACGTTGTAGACGTGGCGACTGTCGTCGCCGTGATCGTGAAGGTTCCAGAAGTCGGAACTGTGCGAACCAGGTAGTTGCCGTAAAATGTGACACCCCCGACGTCGGTTGAAACGAGAATGGGGAACGTATCGCCAACCGCTAGGCCATGGTCGGCAAGCGTGATCAGTGCCGTGGCGCTGCCGCTTGTCGTGTCGATTTCAGGGACCGCACCCCCGCCCGTCACCGCCGCCGTTGGCGCGTCCGCTGCTTCAATCTCGAATACGTCGGCGCTTAGGCCCACGTTGTAGCACTGATACATGCCAAACAGGACGATACCGCCGACGCTGATATGCACCGGCAGATAGACAGACCAATAGGGACTGACGCTGAGACCCACGGCGTTGATGACGATGGTGTTGTCAGCAATGATCGTGTCGATATCAACCGCTGCGTCGTCTGTGCGGGTTTCTGGCGTGATATCGGACAGCGCGCCATTCGTGATGACGGACAAGCTGCTTTCGGCGCCCACGGCCAAATGTGAGGCGGCGTTTGTGTCTTCCCATGCCCACAGGGACCGCACCACGGAGCCGATGGCGTTGGCGTAGTATTTGGTCCATCCGCCTAGCTTCTGGATCAAGCCGAGGCCCTGACGATCGGGCACGAACCGGATAAGCTGCGACGCATATACCGCCGCCTCATTGAGCGCGGGCGTGCGGTTCTGGTCTACGCCGGGGATTAGCTTAATGGATGCGTGCGGCATGGCTACCGCGTCGGGGTTGCGGTAGGCGACGGGGATTGCGAGGTCCAACCCGATCCTTCAAACTTCTTCCTCGCTTCCTCGATCGCCGCGCCACGCAAAAGGGTCTGGTATTGCGCCTCATATGACACCGCCATGGCCGGATCGTCCGACTGCCGGCCGAAATTGCGCTGATAGGCCGAAACGTAGACCATGCTCGCCATGATCATCAGGTCGGGCAGATACAGGCTGATAAACGTCTCGGTATTGGTCGCGGACAGGCTTTCCGGCCGGTAGGTTCCGACAATCTCGACCGAATAGGTCTGATCGGCGAACGGACCGACAAGAAACACGTTATCGTTGAACGGCGCAAAGTAGGCGGGCAGGCCGGCAGACGACGCGGACCCATACACGGCGTCAAGAAACTCTTTCGTGACCGGCGTGCATGGGTTGCGTGTGCCAAGATCCGGGTTGGTCTGCCCGGATGGCGTGATGATGTTGATTTGCTCGCTGACGACGATCGTGCCTTCCGGGATCGTGATGGATCGCGTGTTGCCGGTCACAGAATAGCCGGTGATGGACGTTGACGTGAACAGGAAGTCTAGATCGCGGCAAATCCTGTTTTCCGCGTAGGTGATCATTTGCGGCAGGATTTCGACGAAAGCGGCGTCGGTTTCCTCGACCACGGCCATGGTCGCAATCTGCGTCTTGTAGAGTGCATACGTTAGGCCGGTGGTCATAGCGTCACCCGATGGCGAAAAAGATCAGAAGGTAGACGATGAGCAACGCCGCCGCGCCGTTCATCCGGCTTGGACCGTTTCGACGGGTTCAGA